TGGGTCTGGGGCTGGACGCCTTCCTGGCTCGACCGGGTTGCCTCGATCGGGGCGATCCCCCAATCGGCGGCCTCGGCGAAGAAACGACGGAAGCGGGCGATCCTGGCCATCATGCTGGGGACCGGCGGCATCCTGTCGAGCAGCGTGGCCGAGCTCGCCCCCAGCGGGCCTTCGATCGGGCGGCCCTCGGCGTCGTGGAAGCGGAACTGGGCGACATCATAGGTGTCGCCTGGCATATGCACCTGGCGGGCGGCATAAGGATCGGCGGTGAGCTTGCCGTTGGCATCGACCATGACGGCTTCGCTGTGCGGTATCGCCGGCGTGCCCTCGGCGAGCGGTGCTCCCGCAACGTGGTTGCCCTTAGGATCGACGAGGCTGATGTCGGTAATATCGTAGGTCTGACCCGCGATGCGGATACTCTTGGCCTGATCGGCGGTCGAGACGACATTGCCTTTCTTGTCGAGGAAGACGGCATTCGAGAGATCGTGCTGCGTGCCGCCCTGGCCGGGAGCCCCACCGCCGACGGGGTCGGTCTTCGGGGTCTCGGTGGGCTTGGCCTCGATCCCATCGCCGAGCCCCTTGCGGAAGCTCGTCAGATAGTCGCGGGTTTCCTTGTAGCCTTCGCCGGGGATGGCCGCGATCCAGTCGTCCCATGAGACCTTGCTGGTGCGCGGATCGCCGTTGGCGGCAAGCCAGCTGTCCACGGCGCCGGGTCCGGCATCGTAGGCAGCCGCGGCCAGGGTCGGATCGTCGTACTGGCGCAGCATCTTCTGGTAGTAGTAGCGCCCGTAGCGCTCCGAATTGGTCATGGTCTCGGCGCCCGGCGTGGCGCTGCGGCTCATCTCGCCGATATCGGCCGGCGTGTCGGCCCGCTTCATGACCCTTAGGTTTGCTTGGTTATAGACGACGAAGTTGCGGACCTTGTCCGTTGTCTCCTGGGCCTGGAAGACACCGCCCGGCACGCCCATGTTGTCGAGCGCGGCACTGGCTTCCTTCTGACTACCCAGCCTGGCCCTGAGCTCATTGTAAAACTGTTGACCGGTCAGCTTCGGATCGAAGCCCGGCATATCTTTAATTTTGTCGGCGATCGCCGGCTGCTCGCCAAGTGGCTTGTCCAGGTCGATGAAGGAGCTGAGCGGCTGCTTAATCTCGACATGATAGAGATGCCCGCCGGTGGGCGTCGGGCTGCCGGGCTCGCGGAAGAGGCCGGCAACGCCCGGATGCTCGCTGAGATAGATGCCGGCACCCTGGCCCTTGCCGCCCTCGCCAGTGCCGGCCATGTCGGTCGAAAAGGCATCGAAGGCGGTCGGGCTGCCGTGATAGGCCGTCGGTGATGCCGATGGCTGCATCAGCCATTGCTGAACCTCGGCGTCGGTCTTGCCAGCTAGCTGGGAGGATTCGCCGAGCTCGCCGGCGATCTCGCGTGCCGTCGAGGGGATGACCTGGCCGACGCCGGCGGCGCGCTGGTCGGGAGGAACCTTCATAGCGTTGGGCGCGGTGCTGATCCCGACATCGGGACCCTGGCCTTCCTGGCCCTTGATCTGCTGCCAGAGCGTTTCGAAGCCCTCGGGCTTCGACCAGTCGAGCTTGGTCGAGGGCGCCGTCGCCTCGGCGACCAGGGGATCGACCTTGGCATTGGTGCCGGCGAGGCGAGTGACTTCCTTGCCCAGCGGGTTGAGGCTGCCCTTGATCCCGCCATAGATCGAGGTCGCCGCGACCGTGGCGAAGATGGTATCGAGCAGAGTGCCGTCGGGACGCAGCGAATCGACGCCCGACGCGAAGCTCTGGACCGGCATTTCCAGCGCCAGCCCGCCGGTCGTAGTGCGCAGCACCTGGGCGCGGATCTCGGCGAAGCGGGTATCCTCAGCGAGGCGCACGCCCAGGCTTTCCGCCACGCCCTCGGCGCCGGCGCTGACGCCCAGCGCCGGATCAATGAACTGCCCCACCACCTGGCCCATCCAGCCGGCCAGGCCCGACTGGTTGAGCCGGGCCTGCTCCTGGCGCCAATGCGCCATTTCGTTCTCGATATACATCGCCTCCTGCTTCGAGCGGGCGGCGAGGATCGGGATGACCAGGCTAGGCTTGCCGGCATAGTCGGGATCGGTAATCGGGTTGTAGTTCGGATCGACCGCGAACTTCGAGCCCTCGGCGGCGATATAGGCGCCGCGGATCGCCTGGGCGTAGGGATTGCTCGCCATGATACCGCGGGCGAAGGCGTTCATGCCGACGTAGCTGCCGTTGACGTCGAACAGGTCGGCGGGCGTGGTTGTGGTCATGAAGTCGCCGCCGGGAGCGCCGTAGAACCCGCCGAAGCGCTGGTCGTTGGTGTCGCTGACGTTCTGCGGCGCGACCCTCACGACCGACGGCGGCGCGACCGGAACTGCGGGCTTGCCACTCTGGCCGGGAGGCAGGGTCTCGGTCGTCGTTGGCACGGTTGGAGGGCCGGTCTCGGCGTTGCCCGCGGCGACCGGTTCGGCCTTGACCGCGGCGGCCAGATCCGTTGCAGCACCAACGCTGGTGGCCCCTTGCCCTACGGGGGCCAAGGGTTCTGTTGCAACCTGTCCCGGTGCAGCCCCCGGGGCCGTCGTTGGGCTGCCGCTGGTCAGGGTCGCTGGATCGGACTTTGGCAGTTTCGCCAGGGCGGCGTTGAGGGCGGCGCGGCCGGGACCAGGGGCTGCAGGGGGGTCGGCCATGCTACGGCTTCAGAACGGCGCTAGGCGGCTTGGACAGGTCTACCGTGCCGCCGCCGAACAGGGTCTCCCAGAGGGTCGCGAAATAGCTGTGGGTCGTTCCGGTGTCGACGAACTCGCGCCTGAACTCGCCCGCGGTGTAGCGCGCCCCGGCGGCGCTGACCGTAGCCGCGATGCGCGCCGCGCCACCCGTGCCGGCCGCCGTCTCCATACCCACCGCAGCGGCCCGGCCTTCCTCGACGCCCTTCAGGGCCTCGCGGGCGAGCGGCCCGCTCTGCTGGTCGTAGTTGTAGTATTGGCCCGGCGGGTTGAGCGGAACCCAGCGGTTCTCGTAGGGCGTCTCCAGCAGGCCGAGAACGGTATAGCCCAGGAACTTGCCGCCGATGCCGGTCTCGGGCTGCAGCTTGAGGCGGCCTTGGGTGTATTGCTCCGCCCAGAACCGCTTGTCGCCGTACTTGAAGAAGTCGGACGAGAGCATTCCGGGGATCGCCTGCAGCCGTTCCCGGACCGCCGGCTGCTTCCCCCAGTCCTCGGCGGTCAGCGAGACGTCCATCGCAATATTGACGGCGCTCTCCTTGTAGTAGGACTCCGGCGCGTATTTGCCGAAAGTGAAGTCGTTGGTCAGGTCGCGGGGCGCCCCGGGCTGGCCGGTATCGATCTGGGCCGCCATCAGCAGCTTCGAGATGTTGTAGCCCTGGTGGAACATGTCGCCGAGGCCGGCCTGGAAGATGCCGTCGCCGGTCGAGCCGGTGCCGGCGGCATTGGCCTGGGCGTTGATCCAGGTCTTCTCGGCGCCCTCGTCCATGTCGATGCGCAGCGTGTCGGTTGGGGCATAGCCCAAGGCTCGGCGAACATCGTCGCCACCGGGCATTGAAAGCCCGAACCAGCCTTGCTGGTAGTTCGCCGGCAGCTTCTCGACATTGGGATTGGGGGCGAAGCCGAGGCCCTGGCGGACGGCACCGAGGATCGTGCTGCTGGAGACGAAGGCAGCCTGGAACGCGCCCTGCAGCGACTGATAGGTAAAGTTCTTGTCCTTGTTGGCATTTAGCATCGAGTTGGCCCGGCTGTCGTAGCCGGCCTGGACCTCGCCGCCCTTCATGACCGAGCGCAGGTGGACATATTCGTTGATGTTCTGCCCGGACTCGCCCCAGAGCAGGATGTCCTTGCGCTGGTCATCGCTTAGCTCGACCTTGAGCTCGTCTGGCGCCACCTTCTGCATGGTCAGGAAATTGGCATAGACGTTGTTGGCGTCCTGCAGCGAGCTGGCTGCGTTGATGCCGTCCTTGAAGCCCGAGACCAGGCGCGGCAGGATCCGGCCCGTGTTGTCGAGGAAGCCGGTGTGCGGTGCCGCGGCAAGGCTATAGACCGCGGCCGGATCGGATGCTGCGGTGATCACGGCGCCCGGCTGCCCCGTCGTCTGGGCGTACTTGCTATCCCAGATGAGCTGCAGGGTCTTCAGGGTGTCGGTGCCAGCCCGATTGTCGGGAATGCGCTGGTTCGGCCCCTGCCGGTTCGGATCCAGGGCAGTACGCAAGAGCCGCATCTTCTCGACCTCGTCGGGCGAGCTCAGCTGGTCGTTCATCTTGCCGATGATGCCGAGCTGGAAGTCGAGCCGGGCTTGCTTGTCCTTGACCGGACTGCTGTCGAAGGTCGTCTGGATCGATTGCTGCAGCACGCCCTCGATGCCGCTGGCGTCCTTGCGCTGATTGAAGAGCAGGAGTGCTTCGTCGGCCTTGTACTTCAGCGCCCCGACGTTCTGGGTGTTGGCGGAATCGACGTTGATCTGGTCCTGCTGGAACTTTGCCTTCTGGCCCTGTTCGGCAACGGCGAAGCGGGCCTTGGCCGGTCCCTCGATCTGGGTCGCGAAGTTCTGCGCGCCCGGAAACAATTCGGCGATCCGGGGATCCTGCCGCAGCTTGTCCAGGTAAGCCTGAAGGCCGCTGCTGTCGCCGGTCCGCGTGCCATCGGGTTGGATGACCTCGGTAGCGCCGAACTGGGCTGCCTGGCCACTGATCATGGCGCCATAGGCCTTCTGGTAGAAATCCTTCAGTTTCTGGGTCAGGACGCCGGGATTGAATTTCAGCGCATCGGTGCCATAGAGCTGCATCAGCTGATGGCCGACGCCGCTATCCTTGTCGCTTGCCTGCTTGTCGATGTAGTCCCGGGCGGCCTGGGTGTCGCCCATAGCATCGACGCGCTGGCTGGTGTTGCCCAGGATTTCGGTGATCGCCTGCTCGCTGAGAATCCCGGCCGAGGCCTTGTTCGCGACCGCCAGATTGTCGGCAAGCGTGCCGTAGGTATTGCCGCCGGTCTCGATCAGCCGCGGCGTCAAAGCCCCGGCTACCAGGGGATCGACGTCGGTCAGGAGCTTCGTCTGATAGGCGTTCCAGGTTGTCGCAAAAAGCTTCGGATCGGCCTGCATCGTCGCATCGCGGGCGAGTGAACGGGCGTACTGGGTCGCCTGGTTGGCTGCCGTGTTGGTGTAGATGTTGATCGCCGACTCGCGGAAGGCCTGGCTGGTGATGCTCATGTCCATCGGCAGCTTGGTCAGCGGCAGGAGGTTGCCGTTCTCGTCGTACTGGATAGCTGCCTTGGCCCCGGCCAGCGCCCCGGTAAGCTTGGCCGTCTGGGCGGCGTGCTCCTGCAAGATCTTGCCCATGTCGCCCAGACCCTGGGCGCCGATGTCGTACATCTTGGCCTGGGCCTCGGCCCCGCCGGCAAGGTCGACCATGCCGGGCATCTGCAACTGGGCGTTGGGATCGAGGGCTTGCAGGGGCATGTCAGTAGTCCGCGCCTGAAGCCAATGTCCCGGCGCCGAGGCCGCCGCTATAGGCGCTGGGCACGCTCCCGATCTTCATGTAATCGGAAACGCCGCCGAAGAGGCTGGTAACGCCCTGGCCGTAGCCCGAGAGGACATCCATGCCGGCCGCGCTCTGGCTCTGCTGCGAAGCGATCTGCAGCCGGCCGGCCGTGGTCTGGGCGGTCAGGTTGGTCAGACCGATTTGCTGAGCGACGGTATCCTTGTTCTGGTCGATCATCGCCTGCACGGTCGGGCTGTCGATCGCGATATTGCCCGCCGCAGCCGCCGCCTTGTTCGTGCCGATGGAACGATTGAGCATGGTCAGGCGGTCGGCTTCGTCGACCTTGGCCTGGAGGGCGGCGAAGCGGGCCTGCTGCGCATATTCGAGCGAATTGGTCTGGTCGGCCGTGGCCTTGGACATGCCGCCCATGACCGAGCTCGCCGCCCCCATGGTGGTAAGGCCGAGGCCGATCGCCGGCAATGCCGCCCCGCCGGTGGCGACCGCGGCCCCGGCGGCGAGGACGCCGATTGCGACCGGCGCGACGGCGGCGCCCATCAGCTGGTCATTTCGATGTTGAAGCTGTCGACCTCGACCTGGCAGGGATAGTCCAGGGTCATGGTGATCGGCAGCTCGGTGCCCCAGCCATTGAGGAAGAGTTCGCGCGAGCCGGTATAGAGCGGCGCCTTGGCGCCGGTCGGATCCTTGGGCAGACGGACCCAGAGCCGATGGCCGTTCACCCGGATCGCCTCGGTGTTGTAGAGGCGGACCACGGTCGAGGCCAGGGAGTAGGGCCGGCCCTGCTTGGGGCCGTCGGCGAACATCTGGTCGACGGCCATGGTCTGCCAGTTGATGGGAAAGCTGAAGCCGATGACGATCGACCTGGCGGTGTAGGGTGCCGGCAGGGTCAGCCTGCCGGCGCCGTCGACGTGGACCTGGCCCATGTAGTAGCCGTCGCCGATGACATCGACGGTGGTGTTGGTCCAGGCCGCGGTGGTGAAGACCGAGGTCGGCGTCGGCGAGCTGTAGTAGGACGAATTGTCGAAGATCGTGGTCCAGTTGACGCGTTCTAGGTTGGTCGCCGTGATCCCGTTGATCGTCCGCTCGACGCACATGAAGGCGTTCTCGCCGACGGCGCCGAGCGCCATGATAGTTCCCTTCGTCGTCCAGGGCAGCCAACCCGCAATCTCCTGGGCCCGGTCGCCGAGATAGCAGGCGGCGGTGCCGTCCTGGTTGAGGGCCAGCAGATACTGGTTCTGATTGCCGGCAGCGTCGGGCTGCACGACCACGAGCTCGGTCGGCTCGTTGACGAGATGGGCCGACAGCAGCGTGGTGGCGTCGGCGGTGTAGGACTGCTTGTAGAGATCGTAGATCATCTCGCGGACGTGGCCGCCGCGGCGCTGGACATACTGGGCAGCGAGATCGTAGAGGACCGGCGGCGTCCACGAGCATTGCGAGGCCGAGGTCCGCCGGAAGCTGACCGTGCCGGGGGTCAGCGGATTGGTATCGGAGCCGGGGTAGTAGAACGGCCCCTGCGAGGTGAAGATCGTCAGGTGATGGCCCGAGAGGATGCTGCGGATCTGGTTGCTGCTCTCGGTCGAGATCACCGCCCAGATCGCCTCGTCGTCCTGGGCCGTGCCGATGTCGAAATTGTAGGGCGCCCCGCTCTGGCTGGCGAGAAAAAGACCGGGGGCATAGGGGTGGCCGGCAAAGAGCAGGCGCTGGTCATGGTAGCCGACGCAGCGCGGATAGCCCCAGACCGGGCTGAAGACCTGCTCGCGCCATTGCACCTGGGGCAGGATGTTGGGCAGCGGCTTGGTCCCGAGCAGGGTCATGGTCGCGGTCTGGTTGTCGGTGACCGCCGTGCACAGCAGGGTGTGGGTCTCCGATAGCGTGCCCTTCACCGGATCGGCCGGGTAGGTGATGGTGAAGTGGACGTGCATCCCCTGGGCCGAGATGTCGTCGTGCTTGGTCGAGAAGAACGGCGCGTTGCTGGTGATGGTCATGGTGCCGGGCCCGACGGCGCTGGGCTTCAGCGTCATCGGCGCCGGAGCGAACTTGTAGTAGGGCATGTAGCAATAGGCGCCGTCGGGGCTGAACTCGAAGGGGAAGACGTCCCAGCCGAAGAGATTGACGTCGTGGCGCATGATCCGGATCGGCCAGAAGGTGCCGAGCTGGGAGCAGACGACGAGCGTGCCCTGGATCGACATAGCGTAGAGCTTCGGCATGTCGGCTGTCGTCCAGGGCAGACCCGAGAACTGGGTCAGCAGGACGCGGTTGATGGCGTCGTAGATGAAGACGGTTCCGGCTTCGAAGTGGAAGAGATATTCCTCGTTGGGATTGTAGAACATGCCGGCGAGGCGGCAGGGCACGTCGACGGTGAACGCCGACCACAGATCGGTTCCGGGCCGCAGCCGGATGCCGCCTTGCGGCTTGAGGGCGCCGTTCAGCCCATGGCGCAGGCCCGAGCCGTAGAGCTTGGTATCGATCCGCCCCCAGACTTCGGGCGCGAACTCGCCGTGGGTGAAGTTTGCCTGAACGGTCTTGGTCCACCGTGGCATCGGGTCACCGGTAGGTGATCAGGCGGGTCGGTATATTGCGCGGCGGGGTCCGCCCCTGGCTGTCCTTCAGCCTCGCCTTGCGCAGCGTGTCCTCGATCTCCTTCTCGGCGGCATCGACGTATTCGCTGTGGCCGGTGATCGAGCTCGCCAGGGTGCGCTGCAGTGCTGCGACCAGGTACTTGCGGTAGTAGGGCGGCAGCTGGGCCTCGCCGACCAGGCGGGTGTAATCGATGCTGATGCTGTAGTCGGGCGGCAGCTGGGTGACGAGCTTGTCGCCGTAGCGGTCCCAGCGGATGGCGCTGTCCTCATAAGTCGGCCAGGGATCGGCCGGATTGATCCCCGATGCTGGATCGATCGGGCCGATCGACCGGAGCGTGTGGATCTGCAGGCAATCGGCCGGGACCTGCCACAGCTGATACCAGCCCGCGGGGATGACCTGGTTGGCGACGGGCGTCAGCTGCTTCTGGTTCATGGCGAAGCGCCAGCGGTGCTCGCCGAGGCATTGCTCGTAGATCTCGGCGTAGATCTGGGCGCAGGTGTTGGCCTCGGTCGTGCCGTCGGCGAAGGAGATGATGGCAGGAACCCGGATGTTGGCGAGCGCCAGGTTGCAGATGCTGACCTGGGTTGCCGCCATCAGGCGAGCTCGACGATCGAGGCATAGAGCCCGGCCGCCATGCCCTGGGTGCCGACCACGTCCATGCTGTCGCCGGGGTTGATGTAGAAATCCTGGAAGACGCCGTTGCCGACCACCATGCCCCCGTAGGTCCCGGCCGGACCGCGCAGGGTCACCAGGACATAGAGCCCGAAGCTGGGCGTCACCCGCACCACCTTGGTGGTGTTGATGAAGGGTCCGGCGGTGTGGGTGAGGGCGTCGGGCACGGCCAGGTTCCACAGCCACTTGACCCGGATCGCGGGATAGGACTGGCCGACATTGTCGAAGGGCCGGTCGACGTCCTGGGGCGGGGTGGTCACCATTATGCGAACTCGATCACGGAGCACCAGCCGCCGAGCGGGCAGATGACGCTGAGGACATCGCCGGGGTAGACCGTGAAATCCTGATAATGGGCGGCGGCGACCAGGGGGTCGCCGGCTTGCGTGGCGGTTCCGCTGGGGCCGATATGGACATAGACGTCGGCGACGTTGCAGACCCGCAGGACCTTGGTCTGGGGCAGCAGCGCCATGCCCTGGGCGACGCCGGCGGCGAGATTGACCTGGTGAACGAAGGCCGGGCGCATGGCCGGGTAGGACTGGCCGTTGGTGTCCTGCGGGGCGGTCAGTACCTGGGCGATTGATGCCATTTGATCTCCCTTGGGGGCCTCCGAAAAGTCGGGGGGAGCCAGGCAGCTCCCCCCGGAGTCATGGGGCTGGGACCCCTGATGCTGCTAGCGGGGCGTCTGCTTCGGCGGCAGCGGCGCCGTGGGATGCGGCTGGCTCGCGGGCGGAGGCGGCTGGCCGGGACCGAGATTCGGCGGCGTTATCTTCGCCTCGGCTTCGGCCTTGGCCTTGGCGTCGGCGGCTTTCTTCAGCTCCTCGGACGTGGCCAGGACAGCGGTGCCGGCGCTGATGACGACGACGCCGGCGAGGCTGATCGAGACCACCGAGGCCATCTCGGTGGCATCGACGGCGTTGTAGGCGATGAAGTCGCCGACGTTGAGCTGGGAGGAGATCGGGTTGAAGTAGTTCGCGGCGTGGATCGCCGCCTTGGCGTCGGGGGTCCGGTAGTGCCAGAGGGCAAAGCCGTTGGCACCGACCAGCAGCGAGACTTGGTTCTGAACAAGGGCCATGTTCTTTGCTCCTCAGCTGATGACCGTCGTATCCAGGCAATCGACCTGGACACAGCCGGTATCTTCGATGCGGATGGCGCCGCCGCTCATCATCGAATTGACGAAATGAGCGGCCCGGTCGCCATGCCAGGTGATGTCGGTCGTGACCTCCATGCCCCGGGCATAGCCGACCGCCGTCTTGTGGAACATGAGGTTGGACCGCGTGGTGCCGGTGAGCGTCAGGCCCGAGTGCCGGACCCAGACGACGCCCAGCCAGCGCCGGATCTCCATGCCGGCGAGCCAGGGATATTCCGGCCCGACATAGAGGGCGTTGGAGAACTCCTGCAGGTTGAGGAGCTCGTTCCACTGGTGCGGGCCGACGAAGGCGAAGCGCTGGCCGTCGTCGGGCACGTCGGCGGTGTTCAGGATCTCGGTCGCGAGCAGCGCCTTCTGCTTGGTCATGCCGGCGGCGCCGACGGCGATGAGCTGGGCCGCGGGCAGGCCGGTCATGACCCCGCTGATGATCTGGTCATCGACTTTCCGGCCCAGGGCCCAGGCCCCGGCGTTGGCCACGACCATGCGCTCGTCGATGTTGATCTTCAGCTCGTCCAGCCGGTCGACCCAGTCGCCGGCGTAGAAGTCGGCGACCGGACACTCGACCGGGGTATGGTTCTGGTTCATGACCGGCACCGAGCCGTGGCGCGACTTCTGCGCCGCGACGCCCTTGCCGACCTTCTGGAAGAAGACGGACTGGCCGTTCAGCCGGTCCTTCATGCGGGCTGCCTGCAGCATCTTCGAGCCCTTGCGCTGGAAGGCTTCGAAGACATCGGCATCGTATTGTTTGATGAATGCCTGATCGACGGTGGGTAGGGCCATGGCGGCCTCCTATGATGTTGAAAACCTTGCGGTTGTCCTCATCACGGGAGGGGGCGGTTATCCTTCGATTGGGCCGCGCTCCGGTGTTCGGGCCGTCTCTGGCGTTACAGGCTTAGCCCAGGTCCGGGGCATGGCGAAACACAACGCCGTTCCCGAACGGACTTTCGTTCGTTCGGGTTCGTTCGGGTTCGTTCGGGTTCGTTCGGGCTAGTTTCAGGCGGTGCCGCCCCGGCCCGGGGGGAAGAGCCGCTGCCAGGCGCTTTCCACCGCCTTGACATAGGCTGGATCGCGCCTGCTCGGATCCCAGTAGCGCGGATCGCGCTGGGCGTGGCGGACTTCAGCCTCGGTCGAGAGCCCGGGGCCGACGCTGCCCATGTCGTTCATGCCGCCGAAGCCACGGATCGAGCTGGGATCGCCTAGCTTCTTGACCAGGGACTCGACGGCGGCCACGGCCTCGGCCGAGCTCATGACGCCCATCAGGGCCATGGCTTGGCGCTTCTCCAGATTGGCGGTGAGGTAGTTGGCGAGGGTTTCCAGCCGCTTCTGTCCGGTGGGCCCGAGCTTCGACTGTTCCGAGGCGATCCCGGCGGCTTGGGCGGCAGCGACCGTCGTCAGGTAGCCTTCCATGGCCTTGTTGAACTGCTGCGGACCCAAGCCGAGCTCGTGAGCATACTCGCGGAACCAGCCGACCAGAGGATCGGTGTCGAGCTGGGCCGTATCGCGCATGGCCTCGGGCAATTGCACCATCGCCTCGTTGGAGAGCTGGATTTGATAGTCCTTGGCCGCGGCCGGGGCCTCGCCACGCAACTCCTTGAGCGCCTTGGTCTGGATTTCCGTGGTCATGGTCCCGAGCCGGGCGTCAACCAGCTTGAGAAAGTCGGGCTCGTTCATGTCGGCGGCGCGCCGGCCGATCAGACTCTGGGCCTCGGCATAGCTCTTCATCAGCTCCGGCAGCCGGATCGCCTTGGACTCGGGGTTCCAGAACTTGTCCTCGAGACCGGTCGGCTTGACGCCCTCGGCGATGGCGTAAGGATCGGGGGCCGCAGATGGTACCTTCGTGCCGACCAGCGCAGGAGCAGCAGGCGAAACAGCGGCGGGGGCAGCTGCAGGAGCGGGCTGAACCACAGCCGCGGCGGGAGCGGTTGCGCCGGCGCCTCCCGTGCCATCGTCAGGGCTCAAGAGGATCTTCGGGAATTTCAGGGGGGACATAGCCGATTCTTCCTTCTTTTTGACCCGCCGCGACCCGCGCCTTGACGACGCCGACGATCCAGCGGGCGCCCTCGTAGTAGTAGAGCGTGCCGGCATCGGCCCGCGCCGAGACCAGGCGGTGCATCGTGATGCTCTGGAGGTAGTCGAGGAATTCCCGGCCGCCGCCGGTGGTAAAGAGCTGCGCCGCCAGCCGGTTGAGCTTCATCTCGGCTTCGAGCGAGCGGGTTTCGGTATCGCTCGCCGATTCGACCGGAATCCGGTCGGCCCTAGCCTCGTCGCGGCGGCGGAAGACGAGCCTGGGATCCCTCAACAGGGGTTCTCGCGCTGCGGCATGTTGCCGGCCGAGGTATCGCCGTCCCCGGTCGGGTTGCCATGCTGCGGGCCGTCCTGGTGCCCGGTTTCGCCGGCCGGATTATGGACGATATTCTGGGTCGGCATGATGCGGCCGGCCTTCGAGGGGCCGGATTCGACTTCCGGCAGGGGATCGGGCAACTGGGGCATAGCGGTCTCCTCCTTGGGCCCTTAGGGGGCCTTGTGGTCGTTGGAGATGCGGGGGTCCTTCAGCGCCTTGCCGTCGCTGAGCTGGACCAGGGGCGGCAGGTCGAGCGAGCGCAGGGCTTCGGCCTTGACCTCGGGTGTCGGCCCGGGCGCCACGATGGTCGTGTTCGGAACGGCGCCCCAGCCGGTGGCCGGACGCTTTTCCTGCAGGGGACCGCGGAGCGGATCAGCCATGGGACCTCCTATTGTGCGGGCGGCGCGCCGCCGCCCTGCTCTTGCGTCGGCGAGCCGCCGGCGGTGCCAGGACCTGCCTGCGCCGCCGCCTGCTGCATGGCCTGCAGCTGCTTCATCATCATGGCGGCGTCGTCGGGCGAGCGCATCAGCTTCGGCGGCACGTTCTGCAACCGTCCGAGCTCGCGCGCCGTCTCCATCGGGTCGGTCACAATCGGGACCGTGTTGGGGCCGAGCAATTGTCCGATCTGGCCGAGCCAACCGGTGATCGCCAGCACGTCGTCCTGGTTCTGCTGCCGGGCAAGCGGGGAGATGGCCTGAATGTCGACCACCTGGCCATCGATCTCGGGCAGCCGGATCTGGCCGCGCCTTCGTAGCAGATAAGCGACCCGGCGGATAACCCGGTTGACCAGTTCCTTGTTGAGCCGGCCCCAGGAGGAGCCGATCCGCTTGGCCAGGTCCTGCTGGCGGTAGGCTACCTCGGTCGCCGACTGCGGCGTCTTGCCCAGGGGGGCGAACTGCCCGACGTAGAGCGCCCGCTTGATATTTTCCCGCATGTCGGAGAGGACCAGGTTGGCGACGTTGAAGTCGCCGGGGGCCTTGAGCTGCTCGAGGCCCTTGCTCGCCGCGTCCTTGGCGATCATCGAGTTGGGCACGAACTGGATATTGTCGACGTCGATGACCCCGTCGTCGTCGTACTGCCACATGCCGGTGATCGCCATCTCGGCGTTCTCCAGGGTCAGCTGGACCGTCAGGTTGCAGGTCTTGATCGAGGAGATGGCGTTGATCAGCGGGCCGCGGCCGTAGGTTTCGAAGGGGTCCTTGTTCCAGTTGAAGGAGATGAAGGGGTTGGAACCCAGCCCCTGGTAGG